GGCGCGCCGTTGACCGTGCCCCCGGCGGCGGCTCCGATGATCGTCCCGGCTGCGGTGGGAAATGCCGTAATACGGGCATTCTCGAAGAGATTACGCATTGGTTTGTTTCCTTGTGTTCGGGGCTAGCTTGTGCTAGCCCCTGATGGATAACAATCAGACTAGACCGCACACTTGATGACTGCGAACTTGTAGCCCTCAGCCACTTGTCCGCCGTACCGACGCCGGACGAAGAACACCACGCTATCGGTCTCTGCGGTATTGCTGTCGTCGTACCGCTGGATCGCCATGCCGACGCGATCGACGATCCGGTACCCGCTCCAGTCGCCAAAGATGATCGGAAACGTGTTCGCTGCGATACTGGGCAGCGCTTCGCTTTCGCGCACATTCCATCCGCGCAAGGTGTCAGCGTTGCCTTGGGCATTGTTGCCGTACATCTCAGTCCACAGATAATCCCCGGTGCTGTTCTTGAGCGATGCTAGCACGCCGCCGGTGGCTGCGTTAAACGCATACGCCACGCTGGTGCTGCGCTTGTTGCGGTACTGCCCTGCGAGCTTCCATGGTGCCTTGACGACCGCATCAAACGAGATGTCCGCCGCCTGGCCGCTGTTCTGCGTGAGAATATCGGCATTCGACGGGCCGCCGGTGGTGTTGTCAATCAAGATGCCTTGCGGCTCGTTGCTGCCACTGCCGAGCAAGAACTGATTATCCTCAGTAATCGCCGCTTCTGTCTGGATTTCCGGCATGAGTACCTGATTCATCACATCAAACTGGCTGTCCTCAAGTCCCGACTTTGATACCGGCACCTTGTACAGATTGACATGCACCGGAATGATCAACTTGCCAAACGTCGCATTGGTGTTGTACGTTGATACGGGCGACTCTGACGTCTGCTTCGATCGGGTGTTGCCAATGTAGCGCGAGTTGCCGCCGGTGCGAACCAAGAACGACAGGCTATCCCCGCCGGTGGTGAACTTGCGGGCCAGGCCGCGTACCACGGTCAACCCTGGCAAGCGCTGGACCATTTCCTGATTCAGCGTTTCGGGAACCATATAGCCGAGCAAGGTATCTTGTGCTTCGACCATGGTTGCCTTAATGGTGTACTGCCCATCGGCCACCGGTACGCCATTCGACACGGCCATGAATAGTTGTTCAGGCGACAGAAGCACCTGCTTGCTCAGCCCGTGATCGCGGATCACGCCACTCTTGCAATAGAAGTTCAGATCGGCCATCTTGCGCGCGTGCAGCATCGGATAGTTATCCGAGCCGTACAGTTCCTTGGCAACCTGATCAACGCCCGCGTCAATGCTGCCAAAGCGCTTGACGTAGGCCGCGCCGATCATCTTGGTGGCTCCGGCGCTCATGCTCTCATCACTGGTTGGCGCGGTTGCGTCAGGGATGGGCAGGCGGCCCGCCGTCGGATCAACCACGGTCAAGGCTTCAATCGCTTTGACCTCAGTTGCTTGCTCACGCAATGCGCGAGCGCCTTCGATGTCTCCAGCCAGGGCTTTTTCCTTGGCCTGCTGAAGAATGTTCATGTAGCTCATGCTACCTCCATAAGTTCGATTTCGATCAACTCCAGTTCGATCAACCGCTCACGCGCCATCTTCGCCTCATCGGCCTCTATGGTTTGCGTCTCTGGGTCGTCGTCTATATAGGCGGGCGGTAAGAACTCCGCCGCGTAGATAGCCTTGAGTGCGGATACCGGCAGCAGCCGGGGCTCTGCGGGCGTGGGGGTCAGGCTGGCCGCCATTAGCGGCCAGCGGGTGACCTCGTTCACGTCGCCGTGCCGGTTGCGCTTGACAAGATGCGGCGCGCTATCGCTGCTCAGTTTCAAGGCACCTTGTTGGACCATCTCATTGATAGCGGCATAGTATTTGTGGGCCTTGTCGAGCTGCCCCTCAAGCCAGATACCGACGTCGTCTTTGATTGCTTTTGTCCAATTGCCGATGATTGGATTGTCTGCGGTGGCCGCATCTTGGGCGTGGTGATACAGCATCGGGCGCTGCTGCCAAGCATCGAGCCAGAAGTCGGTTGACTTGGTGAAGTAATCGCGCATATGGCTGAGATCGGGATTGTCCGCGTCACCAAAGCGCACGGCGTACGCGCCGATCTTGCCGCTGTCGAGCATCTTGACCGCATCGCCAATCACCACGCGCGGCGCTTCGTCCTCATCGGTCTCATACCCTGGCTCCGCGCCGTCAATCTCGGATACGTCCCACTCAACCCGCGCCCATTCGCTGGGATCGGCTAGGCTCACGTCGCCATCTTCGATCGTATAGTCAATCTTGAATGTGCCGTCATCCGTATCGAGTACCGCATAGTCAGCATAGACCGTGATCTCGCACTCCTCATCCTCATGCATCATGGGCGGCGCGTCATGATCTTCAACATTAATCACGTCCATGATTGCATCGCACACCAGTTCGCACTGGGTCATCAGGTCAAGTGCCTTCATCTCCATAGCGGGCTGCTCCTCATCTGCGGCCCCCGCGTCCATCAGCGCGCCTAGCGCGCCCTTGACGTGGACGACGGCGCGAGAGAGATGCGCCTCGTCTGACGCGGAGTGACGGCGGCTGTATTTGAGTGCTGATGTCATGGTCGTTTCCTTTGTATGCGTCGGTAGCGCTTGCCAGTGCGCATAGCGAACCCGCCTGCGCTGTCCTGCCCCTCTAGGAGCTTCGTTTCCCTCGTAGTGATGACAATCCCGTTGCGCTGCTCTTTGGTTCTGCGGGTGACGGCGGGCTTATCGCGTTCTGCGTCGCGTATCATCTTCTCAATGACTTTTTGACGGGTCTGGGCGTCGCGCTCTAATTGCTTGCGGGCGTCCTGCAATGCGGCCCGGAATGATCCCACGTCGCCGCGCTCAAGTGCGACCAGCGCCCGCCGCCCTTGGTCGGTGGTATCGCCGTTGGCATCGAGCAAGCCAATGTCACGCATCCGCTGATTGTCTGCGCCGCCTGCATCGCGCCCTTGGGTTAACGCGGCAAGGTCGTCAGCCTGCAACCCAACCCGCGCGGCGGTATCGCTTGCGGTTTTGGCGCGGGCTTCGATCTTCGCTTGGGCCTTGTCTTCTGGCGTAGGCTTGGCTGATCCACCACCACCACCACCGCCACCGGCCTTGGGCTTTTCTTCGGCAACCGCCGGGGGTACTTCGGGTTTCGGTGTTTTGCTGGCGGCTTTGCTCACGGCGTCAAGTACGCCGGTCACGTCGCCTTTGCTGGCGGCGTTGTATACTTGCTTGCCCGCGCTGGTTGCCATCACCCGGCCATCTTTACCACGCTCTGCAAGCCCCGACGCGATCAACCCGTCTGCCATAGCTGCGTCAATCTCTTTACCGCTGGCAAGGCTCTCAAGTGCTGACAGTCCCGACGCACTCAAGGACGCATCTTGCGCGTTCAGCGCTTCCCCAACCTTGGCGCGGTTGGCTTGGGCTTCCTGACGGGCGGCGGCTTCCTTTTCCTCTGGAGTGGGTTTGGCTGCGGCGGGTTTGCGTCCCTTGCCTGCGGGTTTGCCCTTCGCTTTGTACTTTCCCCAACGCGCCAGGCTGGCCAGCCGTGCGACCTCAGAGCGTGAGCGCTTGCCAGGCGTGCCGGTGCCTGCTGGCGTGCTACCGGTATTGGCAGCAACAGCGCGATCGGCTTCGTCTGATTGGGCCTTGGTTGCGCGAAGGATATACATGCGCGGTCCTAAAAAAAAAGGGGTGGTGCTTCACGTGAAGCACCACCCCATATGGTAGTGTAGGTTGGTAGGTCAGTTTACCGATGCAATGCTGCCTCTAGTGCAGCGATGGCTTGATCCTTGTCGTCAACCGCTGTGAAGTCAGCCACGCGATCAACGGCTGTTAGTAGCTCTAAATCGTACACGGTCATCCCGCCAAAGTCAAAACTAACCTCGTGTTGCTTGTCGAGTTCGCCTTTGGCATCTGCCAATGCACACCGCACACAGTACGATCCGTGTGCGTTTTGCTGAAGCGGATGCGCCATCAGGTTTGTGATAGCCAGATTGATAATATCATTTACATCAAACAGGAGTGCGCCCATGCCACCATCCTATCATAATGGTAGTGTAGATTGGTAGGTCAGAACTGGTGGTATTGACAGGTTAGACGAACAGCCACACGAATAGGGTTTGTCAGCCCCCTAGACTATCGCGACTACGAAGATGCACCATCCCGCTCCCATACGGCGATTACGCCGCGTCCTTTTGTTCTGACGCTGTTTACATTCTATCATAACCGTCAATGTGCTGCTAACGTTGCAGTGTCGTAGCGTCAAATGGCATACAACTAATCCCACCACGCTGGTAGGTCCAGCATACCACGCCCGCATCATGATCGATATAACGGCCTACCGTGTCATCTGACTGACTGCTAGCCCCTGCAAGAAAAAGCACAACCCCCAAACACACAGCCAATACTATCATGACAATGCTATGCATGATGCTCTCGCTCTCTGTGACGCTCGTCACGCGGCGGGAAAGTGCGCGGATAGCCCATGGCGTCCTCGACGGCGCCGAGCGCGTGAATGGTTGCCGATCGAATGCGCCCCCGGTGCCGCTCGTCAATCATGGGCAGGCAGAGCAGCAGCGCCCGCAGCCCTTCGCGCTGAGTTGTCAAGATCGCAATGGCAAGCGCATCATTCATAATCGGTGACCACCTTTACCGGCTGGCATGCCCGATATGGCACAAGCACTATATTGTTGTGATCATCGCGCAGACCGTCAGGGATAAGCACGCCGTTATCAATGAGCGGTAGGTATATATCGTGGCTACTTGGGGTAAAGTCCACCGCCTCCACCCGTCCAATAATGTACGTGCGGTTGTCGTGTTCTTGAACGACATAGCGATTAATGCAGCGTGTGCTCATAGCCCCGCCTTAGTGATTGCGGCCTGCACAATATCGGTGGCCACCTCTACCGCCTTACCGCTGCTCTCAAGCTCGCGCGCCGCGTCTTCGTCCGTCTTCCAGGTGCCCCGATGGTAGGCCGCTTGCTCCTGCTGCGATTGCACCAGATTGGCGTAGCTGGCGGCGTTGGTCAGTTCCGCCCCGTTTGCGGTTGGCGATACCATCCACTTGCGGCCAAGCTGGCCCGTGCGGCGATAGGGCACGGTGATCGCGCCGCTTTTGATGCCCGCAAAAAAGAACCGGCGTTGCTGCGGCGTCTTAAATGGTTGCTTGCGACGGCTCGCACTGGGTGCCACGCTAATGATATTGCGGGCTTCCTCAGCCACCGCTACCCCGATCGGCGTCGCGAGCGACTTGGGGTCAACGGCGGCTAGGGCGCGCAACGTTTCTTCAATGCCTTCGATCTTGATGGTGATCATGCTGCCCTCGTTAGCGTCACGTAACACCTGCACCGTGGGTGGGCAGGCGGCGGTTCGTCCCACCCTTCACCCTGTCGCGCCCCATTGCGCGGTACACAGATCGGGCATGTGCGCTCATCGTTATTCGTTTGCCATATCATCACCATGTTCACCCCGGCTTGCCGTAGGTATTCTTGGCTGGCAACCGTCGCTTGGGCTGCTGCCCTCGTGAGCTCAGTGGTTGCAATCACATCGGCCCGCTGACGACCAAACGCGGGTGCTAGTCGCTCCGCTATCTGCGACAGCGTAAGCGGCGTGCTACGGCCTTCGAGGATAATCCGCTGCACCAGATCGCGGGTGGTCTCGTTCAGCCCGCCGATCAGTTCTGGCGTGTACTGATTGGCCCATGCGCTGGCGTCGTTCTGCACCTTGGCAGGATCAAACACGATTCCCGTGTCCCGGCTTACCAGTCCTACCTGCTGCACATAGCGCGCAATGATCGCCCGCTCTACGGTTGCACCCAAGTCCTTGCTGAGTGCATCCAGATCGCCCTGGTCCCCGTTGGCGACCGCTTGCTCAATGTCGTCCGCGTACTTGGCAAACACCCGCCCGATGTCAATCATCAGTTGCATTTCTTCGGGCGTCAGGTCATCTTTTTTTTTAAATGCATCCCGAACCGCGTCAACCGTGGTAGCGGCCTCAAGGGCAGTCTTAATTGCGGCGGCTTCCTCTAGCGGTATCGCGGCGCTCTCAAATGCCACGCTTGCGCGCTTGCCCGCCTTGAGCGCTTTAGTGGCTTTGGATTGCCAGCGTGCGAGGTCAAGGGCTTTATGATCAGGCTGCTGTGATTTCCACAATTGTAGCGCTTCGTCACTGGCGGCAATATCACCGCGTTGGTACCGTCCCCCGTCGATCTTCTTCAACCAGTCAGCGGTAGCATCAGATGAACCGGCTTCTCCGATTTGTAGAATGTCACTCATATGTCACCCGCTATCGCTTCGACAATAACCGTATCCGCATATCGCCCGCTTGATAACACATATTCGCTCTCATTGAGACACCCGAAACCAGTACGAGCGGTTCCCACCACGCGCTGCCGTGGTACTTGCATGGTCACAACCACTTTCACCTTCCCAGGGGTAGTGAACGTTGCGTCTTGTGCAAACCCTTGAGCAATAGCGGGGTCGCTGGTCCAACTCTCCAATGCGTTTCCTTTGATCTGTGCTGGCTTGCCCTTTGATGCCGCCGTCAATCCCATGGCTTTGGCTTCTGCGGTGGTTAACACAATGCCCCGACGGACCACTACGCTCTCAACGCC